GAAACTGTTGCTCAATTTAAATCACCAACACTAAATAAAGTACATTAACACAGGAGATTATATTATGAAACTAAGTGAACACACAGTTGAAGTGTTAAAAAACTTTGCGACTATAAATCAAAACCTTGTTATCAAGGAAGGCAGTACATTGACAACAATGTCTGCTATGAAAAATATAGTTGCAAAGGCAGATGTAGAAGAATCATTCGATAAAGAAGTTGCAATCTATGACTTGAATGAGTTTCTTGCTTCTATATCTTTATTTACAAATCCTATTCTAGAATTTGAAGATGGGTTTGTAACTATTAAAGAGGAAAATAATCCAAAAAATTCTTTGAAGTATTTTTATTCAGACCCATCGGTTGTTACTTCACCAAGTAAAACTATTACTATGCCAAGTAAAGAAGTTTCATTTAAATTAAATGGTGAAGACTTAAATAAACTAAAAAGAGCTGCAGGTGTCATACAGGCACCAGACCTAGTATTAGAAAAGAAAAATACAGATGTATATTTAACAGTCAAGGATAAAAAGAATGATACTGCAAATACATTCTCTTTAGATGTCGATACTGTTGCAGATGCTAGTGACTTTAATTTCTTTTTTAAAGTAGAGAATCTAAAACTTATGGATGGTAACTATGATGTAGATATATCATCTAAAAATATTAGTCATTTGAAATCTACAAATAAAGATGTTGAATATTGGGTGGCACTTGAACCTGAATCAAGTTATGAATAAAAAATTGGATTATATATTATGGAAACTTTTTTATGGGTTGAGAAGTATCGCCCAACAAAAATCAATGAGTGTGTACTACCAGAAAACTTAAAAAATACTTTTAAGGAATTTGTAGAAGATAAACACATACCAAACTTAATTTTATCTGGTGGGCCTGGTGTCGGTAAGACCACTGTTGCCAAGGCGATGTTAGATGAGATTGGAGCAACATCATTAGTCATAAATGGTTCAGAAGAATCTGGTATTGATGTACTCAGAAATAAAATTAAAAACTTTGCCTCTACCGTATCACTTGAAGGTGGTCGTAAGTATGTTATACTTGATGAGGCAGATTATCTAAATCCTCAATCTACTCAACCTGCACTTCGTGGGTTCATGGAAGAATTTCACAAAAACTGTGGATTCATTCTTACTTGTAATTATAAAAACAGATTAATAGAACCATTACATTCAAGATGTAGTGTTGTTGATTTTGTTATTGCAAAAGATGATAAACCAAAACTTGCAAAAGACTTTTTTGTTCGTGTAAAAAATATTTTAGAAGAAGAAAATATAAAATATGAACCTAGGGTTATCATGGAAGTATTAACTAAATATTTCCCAGATTGGCGAAGAACATTAAACGAACTACAAAGATATTCTACATCAGGCCAAATAGATGCTGGTATCCTTGTAAACATATCAGAGGTAAATATCAATGAACTTATTACCGCACTCAAAGCTCAGGAATTCACTAATGTACGAAAGTGGATTGTACATAATCTTGACAATGACCCTGTCCGTATTTATCGCAGGATTTATGACAATTTGTATAACCATGCTACTGCTGGTACAATACCTCATGCAGTTCTTATCTTATCTAAGTACCAGTATCAGTCAGCTTTTGTGGCCGACCAAGAAATAAATTTACTGGCTTGTCTAACAGAAATTATGGTGGATGTAAAGTGGAAATAAAAGATGTACAATTAGTAAAACCTTTTGGGCCTTTAATTATGTTAGTGCAATTACCAGAGGGTGTAATTAAAGTTTTAAATGAAATAGTAGATGTAATTTATCCTAATAGAGATATGGGTGGAAGACTTGCTGGTGTGATTGAAACTGAAAGTGAAATACCACATTCTATGCTAGAAGAAAAAAAAGTCATGGATATCTTTCATGCATTGTCTAAAAGTTATGTAGAACAAGCTTATATTAATGCTGGTCAAACAGATTTATTAAATGCTATGAATATTAAAACTGAAATGCAATCTATCTGGTCTGTATCTCAATATGAGAATGAATATAATCCACAACACAATCATTCACATTGTCAAATAAGTGCTGTATTATATTTGAAAATACCTGCTATGAAATCTAGAAACATACCAAATAAACCAAAAGAAAAAGATGGTCAGATTGAGTTTACTTTTAATTCAAACAATGATATTTTTACAACAGGTTCTTTTGTTGCAAGACCAAAAGCAGGTATGTGTTTATTATTTCCAAATACTTTATATCATCAAGTATATCCATTTCAAGGTTCTGGTGAGAGAAGAAGTATAGCATTTAATATGACATACAAAGGATTTAAAAAAGATAGTGGAATACAAATTGCTGGTGATAGTATAAATTTATACAATGAAACACATCATGCAGATACCATACCATGGCGAAGGTTAGAAAAATGAGTTATGAACTAAAAGAATATTTAAATGCAATAAACTATTCCAAAGAGAAACTTATGGATGGTGAAGATGAGATGTGGGAGAAGAAATATCCTGCGTTTATTGTGAATAAATGTGTGGCTCCATTTCAAGATACTATCTTCTTAGTCAATGAAATAAACATGAATCACCACATGGATAAGAAACCACAATTTGATTTTTTAATAAATAGTCTAAGAAAACGAAAAAGATATACACCTTGGTTGAAAGCTAAGAAGATTAAAAATTTAGAGTATGTAAAAGAGTATTATGGATATAGTAATGAAAAGGCAAAATCAGCTCTTAATATACTAAATGATGAACAAATAAAAACTATCAAAGATAGTTTGAGTAAAGGCGGTACAAATGGAAAATAATATAAGTTGGACACAAGAGCAGATGTTTGAGGTTCTACTAAAAGAACCAGATGATTTTCTAAAAATTAGAGAGACACTATCTCGTATTGGTGTTGCATCTAGAAAAGAAAAAAAGTTATATCAATCTTGTCATATACTTCATAAACAAGGTAAATATTATATTGTTCACTTTAAAGAATTGTTTGCACTTGATGGTAAGGATACAAATTTGTCAGAGAACGATATAGCTAGAAGAAATACGATAGTTAAATTATTAAGTGATTGGGGATTAGTAGCAATGAAAGGTAAACCAGAACCTATTGCACCACTAAGTCAAATTAAAATTATTTCTTTTAAAGAAAAAAACGATTGGATACTAGAGACAAAATACAATATAGGTAAAAAGAAAGAGGTAGAATAATGGCATATTCAGATAAGGTTTTAGACCATTATGAGAATCCTAGAAATGTAGGTTCACTTGATATAAAAGATTCAACAGTTGGTACAGGTATGGTCGGAGCACCTGCTTGTGGTGATGTAATGAAACTTCAAATTAAAGTGAATGATGACGGTATCATTGAAGACGCAAAATTCAAAACTTATGGATGTGGTTCAGCAATAGCATCATCAAGTCTTTTAACAGAGTGGGTAAAAGGAAAAAATTTAGATGATGTTCAACAAATTAAAAATACAGATATCGCAGAGGAACTTGCATTACCACCTGTAAAAATTCATTGTTCAGTCTTGGCAGAAGACGCTATCAAAGCAGCACTTGCAGACTATAAAGGAAAACAAGAAGCAATGGGTAAGTGGCAACCTAACACAGAGTAATACATTATGAAAAACTTTCAATCATTCATCACAGAGGAAAATGTGAGTGATGGTGATATTCAAATAGCAGTAATCACTAAAGTATCTTCTAATAAAGAAGAAGTCGTTGCCAATCAACTTAAAAAATATGCAGACAAAAATAATATTCCTTGTCATTTAATTAACACTAAAGAAGCATGGGTATCAGATAACGATTTAGAAAAGGGTACCTTAACTATATCAAATGTACAAGGTGATAGAATAGAATTTGAAATATCTAAAACTGTTGTGTTCGTTAGAGCTGGAGTTTTAGACAACGAAGTAGGACTTGCTTTACTTTCTACTTTTGAAAAAGCAGGTGCATTTATGATTAATAATCGTGATGGTATGCTTACATGCGATAATAAAATGTCATCTTATATTACCTTCAATCAGAATGGAATACAAACACCTAAAACATCACTAATCAATAATGATGAATCTGTTGAAGATGCTCACAAAAGAATAGGTGGTAAGTTTCCTGTAATTATAAAAACAATAACGGGTACACAAGGTATTGGTGTATCAATAGCAAATGATTACAAAAGTTTATTATCAAATGTTCAGTCACTATGGAAGTTTGGTGCTGAACTTTTAATACAGGAATTTTTAGAAATGGATTTTGATGTAAGAACAATTATAGTAGATGGTGTAATTATTGCGTCTACAAAAAGAATAAGACCAAAAGAGGATTTTCGTTCTAACAGACATAGAGGTGCAGAAACAGAACCTTATATTTTATCAGATGATGAAAAAAAATTATTATTAAATGCATATCGTTCCACAGGTGCATATATGGTTGGAGTAGACCATACAATCGTAAATGGTAAATCATATATCTTAGAATGTAATGGTTCACCTGGTATAGGTTCTAATTTTGGAAATGGTGATGGTAAACAAACTACCAATGAAAGATTAATTGAAAAAATAGTAACTCATGTTGGCAAAGTTAAAAGTCGTTTTGTTGGAGCAACACAAACAGCTGGTTTTGTAGAGAGAATAGAGATAGTAGGTCTTGGGCCATATCGTGCTAAGTTTGACACAGGAAATGGAACTTTT